AGCAGGCTTTGTAGCCTTTGACGCTCTCACTGAAGAAACTGTCATTGGCTGGGTGCAAGAGTCTATGGACGTAGAAGCTCTGGAAGCTGGTCTTGACGCACAGCTTGCTGAGATGGCTGCACCGTCAACAGTAGCTGGTACACCTTGGTAATTAACTAAAAAGAGGATACAAACATGGGCGAGAAAAAAACAACTCCCATTGTAGTAAACGATGTTGAATACACTTTTGAAGATATGACCCCCACACAACAGGCTTTGGTTAGTCACTGCAACGACTTGGATCGCAAGATTAAGTCAACCCAGTTCAACCTTGATCAGTTGTCAGTGGGTAAAGACGCATTTGTTAATATGCTGATTGCTGATCTTCAGAAAGTGGAAGAAGCTGAAGAGGCTTAAATGAAGCTGGTCTTTGCGTTGATCGTGATGATTGATGGCACGGTTGACGCAGAGGCCACAAGCTACTGGTACGACTTGAAAAGATGTCGATGGTTCGCTGAAGAACTAACGATTCAAGGGACTGTCAGAAAATACCAAACACCCGTTCTCGCTTATTGCAAGCCGGTATATGTAAACCCAGCGGAGGTAACTATTTATGATTGACCCGATTACCGCTGTGGCAATGGCTACAAGTGCTTTTAAGACTGTGCAGAAAATGGTGTCAATGGGCAGAGAAATTGAAGACACTCTAGGCCAAGTTGGTAAGTGGTATGGCGCTGTCAGTGACTTCAACGAAGCTAAGAGACAAGCAGAGAATCCACCTATTTTCCGCAGGCTGGTAGCGTCCAAGTCAGTCGAGCAAGAAGCGTTGGAGATGTACGCGCACGATAAGCGAATAAAGCAACAAGAGAAAGAGTTGCGAGAATTACTTATGTATACCTATGGCCCTGACGCTTACAAAGAGTTATTAGGTATGCGTAGGAAGATACGAGATCAGCGAGAGAAGACTTTATACGCGCAGGAACGTAGGCGTAAGGCGTTTATTTGGAACATAGCAGGCGTGGCAGCATTATTGATAATGTCTGCTGTTCTTTATAAATTAACTATTTTAATTGTTGGAGCATCAAATGTACCAGTATAACCACACGCGACCTACGCCTCACCTGCTATTTGATATTGCTAAAGGCAACGCGTATAACGCAAGCTCAGTGAACATATTTGGCTTCAACCGAGACGTAGCTACAGACTACGAGACTATCTGGAATGATGGCGGTGGTTATGTTTACCCCACAGCAGCGTTGACGATGAGCGTATCATCTGACTCTGCATTTGACACGATGCCAGTTTTAATTTCTGGACTAGACATAAACTATAATCCTATAGCAGCAACCGTCACGCTGAATGGAACGACTCCAGTAATAGCTGGCGTTAATTTCTTTCGGATTAACTCTGCGGTGATATTGGCTGGTAGTAATGTTGGCAATATAAGCATCAGCAATGGCGGCGTTAAGTATGGATTTATTGAGGCAGGATTAGGAATAACGCAGGCTTGCGTTTACACCGTACCTGCTGGGCATTGCCTCTACCTTTTTAGGATTGACGCTAACTCGGCCACTACTAACGGGCAAAAATACCTTTTCATTCGCAACAAGGTTACCACCAATGGACGAACCTTGCGTGTGTCTGAGGCTACGTTCTCTACCTCACAAGTTAGCTACGACCGCCAAGTGCCTTTTAAGATTGCCGAGAAAAGCGACTTTCAATTTGAAGCAAAAAGCAGTTCAAGCGTAAACGAGATCGCAATTTTTATTGAGGCTGTGTTAGTAAAAGACGAATAAAATGTTATTATTCGTGCATATTGAAATAAGGAATTAACATGGCAACCGTAAATCAAGCAATGACCCGTATAGACTCGCACGAGAAAGAGTGCGTTATTCGTTATACTAATATAGAAAAGCGGCTTGATGAAGGCAATAAGCGGTTCGATAAACTTGAAGGTTTAATCTGGGCCATCTATCCATTTATCTTAATCACGTTAGTTCTTCCTAAGGTTTTACAATGAACCTATCAAGCCTTAAAAGCATAATCAGTGCCGTAGCCCCTACCCTTGGCACTGCTCTTGGCGGCCCCCTTGGCGGTGCTGCTGCCCAAGCTATAGCAAGTGCGTTAGGCTGTGACCCAGATACTAGGTCATTAGAAAAAGCCATTGCCCAAGCTACCCCCGAACAACTCACAGAGATCAAGAAAGCAGAGCTATCCTTTCAGGCAAGAATGAAAGAGCTGGACGTTGACATTTTTGCCCTTGAGACTGCTGACATACAAAACGCCAGAGCTGTACATGGCAGCGACTGGACACCCAGAATAATCGCCTTAGCCTGCATCATATTCTTTGGTGGATACATATTCATGGTTACTATACAGCCGCCAGAGCAGAACTCTGAAGCCGTAATCAACCTTGTGCTGGGTTACTTGGGTGGTATTGTATCGGCGATTACTTCATTTTATTTTGGCGCAAGTCACAAGCAAAATGAAAACAAGTAAGCGCGGCATAGACCTTATTAAGCAGTTTGAAGGCTTAGAGCTTACGGCATACCATTGCAGTGCTGGTGTTCCTACTATCGGTTACGGACACACCCGTGGGGTTTTTTTGGGCGATACCTGCACAGAAGCGCAGGCTGAAGCAATGCTTGTTAAAGACTTGGAAGATACCGAGCGGCAGGTAATCTTTTATACCAAGAGCCTTTTAACTCAGAACCAATTTGATGCTTTAGTAAGTTGGACTTATAACCTTGGCGCAGGTAACTTGGCAGCATCTACAATGCTAAAATGTATTAACGCTGGCAAGTGGGACGAAGTGCCTGACCAAATGAAGCGATGGGACAAGTGTAACGGACAGCCTTTAACGGGATTAACCCGTAGACGAAAAGCAGAAGCAGAACTATTTGAGGCAAAACAATGACTACTGAAGATGAAGTTACAACAGTAAAAGAAGTTAAAAAGAAAAAGCAGCCAAAACCCGAGCAAGTTATTCACGAGCTCATGGCTGACAATGGTGCTTATCAATGGGCTTGCGATAACGGCTCTTTGAAGAACATGCAGCTTATTATGGCAGGATACGGCTTTGACCCTGCACTTGCGGCACAGCAATTGGAGTATGCGAAAAAGAATGGCTAAAACTAAGACGGCAGTCATTATTGAAAAAGTATCGAAAAGAACCTCGCAAGGACAAGGCGGTAGAGGGCGGTCTATTAGCGTATCTACGTCTGGCATGAATAAAGACGAAAAACGCAGCCACAAGTCATACAGAGGGCAAGGCAAATGACTAAGAAGAAAAAAGAAGAAACATACTTCACAGACAAAGAACTAAGCTGCCAGCACTGATGTCTGCACAGAAGAAGATGGATTCCCCACCCCCCGCTATATGGTCATACTAATTACCCGACAAGACTAAAGCCCCTTTCGAGGGGTTTTTTTTTGCCTATCGTAAAATAAATGTAATAAAACTCTTGACGCTGTAAAGGGAAAGAATATAATAGGCGCACATTCAAAAAAACGGGATTTACAAAATGACTAACTTTCAAATCGGCCAAAACATCCGCTCTTATGACTTCATCTCACGAACTGATTGCTACATTGAAGGAATCATTACTAGCATTTATAACGGCGTGATTGAATTTACAGTAACTAAATCAATATCCGAAGGCGCAGAATACACAGACCGCCCAGACGTTATGCAAACTGTTGACCTTGGCAATGACTTAACCGACAGAATGTATGACAAGTTAGGCCGCCAGCGCATCGAAACAATATAATCTAACCGCCCCTTCGGGGGCATTTGCTGTAGGAGGCAATATGACTACCCAAAAATACGTTAAAGATAGTATGCAAGAATACAAAATCTATCGGCAAAAATTGCTTTCAGAAGCATTAGATACTATGTGCTACTGGAGCTTTTACGAAACCCTTGATTCGCTTCAGCATTCAATCGAATTTAACAAGGCTTTTCAGTTTATGGAGCAATATCATCGTGGAATTTTAAGGCTTTATATTAACTACGCGCATGATTTTCGCGTTAAATAATTAGGGGGCAATATGGGAATCAACGATCTAAACGATCTGGAGCGCGGTGAGTATGACTGCGTTGCAGGTTATCCAGCCTTAGAAGGGCAATCAGATGCTTACCAGATTGGTTATGGTGAGCAGTACGCAAAAGAACAGACCGTAGGAGGTCAACATGAAATCAAGTGAATCAATCAATGAACTAGCCAGCGCACTATGTGCTGCACAATCTCAGATGGGGGGTGCTGTTAAAGACAGTGCCAACCCTTTCTTCAAGTCAAGCTATGCCGATCTAACCTCGGTTATCAAGGCAATCAAGCAGCCCTTTGCTGATAATGGCCTGAGCTATACGCAATTCCCTGTCAACGATGAGAACGGTGTTGGCGTATCTACTCGCCTGATGCACATCTCAGGTCAATGGCTAGAAATGGACTACACCCTGCCGACAGTTAAGAAAGACCCACAGGCCGCTGGCTCTGCTATAACGTACGCAAGACGGTACGCTTTGCAGTCAATCGCAGGTATTCCTACAGCAGATGACGATGCAGAGTCAGCAATGCTTCGAGGTGAGGACATTACGCGCAGAATTAGCCCGGAACAGGCAGAGTGCGTTAAAGAATTACTGGAGCAGACATCTAGTGATGTTGAAAAGTTCTGTAAGGCGTTTAAATGCTCAACTGTTGACCAAATGCAAGTTCAGTACCTAGAGCGAGCAATGGCAGCCTTGCGTAGCAAAATTAAATGATTATCTTAGACCATGAGCAGGGAACAGACGAGTGGCTGGCATCGAGATTAGGAAGACCGTCTGCAAGTAGCTTTTCTAAGCTCATAACAACGTCAGGGAAGGCTTCTACATCAGCGCAGGGGTACATAGATCAATTAGCAGCAGAACGCATTACAGGGCAATCTGAGCCGTTCTACACAAATGATCATATGCAGCGTGGAACTGAGTTGGAGCCGGAAGCAAGACTGATGTACGAAATGTACACAGGTAATGAGGTGGAGGAAGTGGGATTTATCCTACATGACTCTGGAGAATTTGGGTGTTCTCCTGATGGACTTGTAGGGGTTGATGGCGGGCTTGAGATCAAATGCCCAAGCGCAACCACTATGTTTAAGTACATCAGAGACCCTGATGAGCTGGTTAAGCAGTATTACCAGCAGATACAAGGTTGCATGTATATAACTGAGCGATCTTATTGGGATGCGTTTGCCTATCATCCAAAGTTAGATCACGTTCTGGTAAGAGTTGAGCGAGATCAGGATTTCATAGACAAATTGGCGCATCAAATTAACGAAGCAGTAACTAAAATCAAAAATGAAGTGGAGAAGTACAATGAAAATCGCAGCGAGCCTAAGCATCAATCTGAATAAGATCGATAAATCACGCATTAAAGAAGTAACTTTGAAGGATGGCAGTGTAGCCAAGTTTATTAACCTGTATACAACGCTAGACTCGGA